GTTGAGTAGTATGGAAGAATCTTGAGATAACTGTGGGAAAATCTTTCTTATTCATATCAACAGGATGCGTTGTAGGCTGTGTTATAGCACCTTGAATTACTGATGGTTTTATTTCAGTTTTCGTAGTGGGATAAACAGCTGTACCTGCCGGAACTGAACCATAATAAGTATAGTTTCCTTCTGGTAAAATAATAGCTGGCTCATCATCACATGTTGTTATTCGCGATTGTGGTTGAACACGAGGTATAAATTGTTTCAAAGATTCACTAGAAACAAGTTCACAGTAACCGTGATGCCTGTTGCGGTCTCCAGCTACATGCAATCCCAAGATTTTTCCACGTACCTTAGTGTTATAAAGTACGATAATAGATCCACAATCACCGCTGGTAGTAATGGCGTCATACTGAAAACCTTTATATAAGGTATATGCTTCCAAAACACCGGTAACATTATATTTTTGTTGTGTGATCGGATTAACATTGATTAGTTGGCGCTCAAAGGAAATCTGAAAATTTATTGATACTAGCCTCACACCAGTTAGGTATAGCTGTCAACTCGTTATCAGCAATAAAATGTTGACGGATATCCTTGAAAGCGCGAACTTGGAGTGTGCATTCATACACACAACAGTCTTTTCGTGAGCCATCTTTAGCAAACAACTGCGTCATACGCTTAACCTCAAACATTTGCTCGAAAACAGCTTGATCTGTCGTAAGAACCATTCGTGAATTTGGCTCAACCAGCTGTCCATCGGGTGCAACAAAAAGATGATATGGAAAAAGCACGTAACGTCCACCAATGAACAAACCGGTCATCTGGTTCATCTTGGTAGTTCTACGATCATATAATTGACAAACGCACTGTCGACCTCGTACAACATCTAACACTAAACTTTCAGCTGTGGGATCTGTAGTACCTTCTGAAAAGGCTGGTCTCTTAATACGCCGATATTTACTGGTTCGCATGTCTCCTGATGGTATGGATTCAGCACTTGCATTAATAAACATAGCTGAGTACAATGAGACCATACCCAATGCGGCAGTGCTAACACCGGCAACAATGGCACACAACTTAAGAACCTGGCTAATAACGGGATGGTTCTCAAGATAATTCTTAAGTGCATTATAAGTACCTGTAGCTGACGTAACCGCTTTTAATTGCATATCATTGAGGAAATCAGTAAGACGGCCTTGAGCATCAGTAAATACATCAGTAACTTGATAAGCAGCACCAATTTGTTCAGTAAAGGTATCCGTATTGGATGTCATCATATCCACAACGGCTTTCTCATTTGCTGTATGTCTATCATAAGCAGTACGCAACATTTTCATAAAGTCCATAAAATCACCAATCTTAACAGGCGTTCCGCCTTCAACAACAGGATCCATTTGCCAAAATTCTAGATGTTTGAATACAGGCGAGTATTGAACCTTGCCATCAACAAGATAATCATCTTTAACAACTGCTTTAACCAACATATGACGACGTCGCCAATAAGCCTCTAATGTAAGAATCTTGACGAGCGGCTTAGGATATGGGTTATTGGTGCAACGTATATGCATTTTTGAGTGATATGGTGTTCCCTTAACACCAATAGATTTATCATCAACTGATGCCATAGGTGGTTGATATGGTGCATTGGTAACAATTGAAAACAATTGGAGTGCATTTTTATACTCAGCATCCTGATCCGCATCATCTTCAGCAGTAACACAATGTAGGGGTGAATAACCACTCCAAAACTCATCGGGATCCGTTGGGATGACATAACGAACACGGTCTGCAGGTGCATCTGGATACATATACTTAGCAATAGCTGCTGATAGTGTAGATTTTCCAATTTGCGAATCGCCAGCTATAGTCAAACTAAATGGACACTCACGTATAACACCACATTTCATGATCGATTGAACAGACTCATAGAGCTTGTCAAACTTTCGCAACTGTTCACGCAAAAGTGAAAACTCACCTGAAACATCTCTCACAAATGGTGCCATATCTCTAACCAACTCATGCGCACGATTATATAAAATAACTATTTCCTTGCTAAGATTACGATCAAAATAAATCCGATCAATATCATAGGTCAAAAATATGTCTATTCTATTTATAACCTC